AGATAGCAGATATATTGCTGCTAATCCCTGCAGATGGGCAGCAGTTCGCACGTCAAAGGTTAGATAACTTAGTGCGAGCTGTAAATGAGAGTGAGATACCGGAGCTTAAGTGGAAATCAATTAACGGCATAGCAGAATCACTTAATGAAGCCAAGGCTAAGGAGATGCTACAGGTAATATTTGAGCATGGCTATTGCACATGGGAACAGCTTAAAGGCAGGAGCAGGCATAGAGAGGTGAATGATATTAGGCAGATATGCATGTGGATAGTTCGCAACGGCACCAGCATGAGCTTTCAGAATGTAGGGCTAATATTTGTAAGGCATCACGCTACTATCCTGCACGCTGTTAAGCACGTAGAGGCAATGCTGCAGACTGATCCATTATATCGGGCATGTGTACAGTCTATTTTAGATAAGTTACAGGATGCTAATTTGCAGAGAGTGTATAATAAATTAACTCAATAATCATAAATCAAATAATCATGAAACAAACCACAATTCAATTCGACAAAAGAAAGAGCGAGCCTGTAACTATTCAAAGATTACAGCAGGCTATTGATTCTATTGCTAACGGAACACAATTAACAGAGGCTATTAGATCTCAAGGCTTAGGTATATCCTTTGCAAAGTTCCTAATAGCTGCTAGAATCTTAGCAAGAATAGACCATAAAACTGTAGTAGTATTAAAGCCAAAATTGGAGCGCAAAGATTTCTATAGAATAATGGATATTCAAACTAAGGATAATCTTAAGCGCAAAAAGAATAGAGATGCTATTTCTTTTTATGAGCAGAAAAAAGACAGTCCATTTATTGGTAGAGTGCCATTACCCAGCGAGGTTAATCTTCCGGTAGAGATTCAATCAATAAGAGTAAGAGGTAAAGCAAGAGGTAAAAAAGCTATAGCATTGCCATGGTGGAAAAGAATTTTACTATATTTGGCCAATCACTAATCAATAAACCAAATGATGACTATTCTATTAAAGCGCATAGAGGCGCTTGAGGAAAGGGTGCGAGCGCTTGAAACAAAGCGTGCAGCCTCTACCAAATTTTCACCCCCATCACTCTCAGATGTAGTAACCTACTTAGAAGATTTAGTATTAGCTAAGAAATTCTATTGCCACTATGAGAGCAATGGATGGAAAGTAGGTAAGAACAGCATGAAGAGCTGGAGAGCTGCAGCTGATCAGTGGAGAGCACGTGAGATAAACCAAACTAAAAATACACAAGATGAGCAAAGAATTGGCCGCATCAGTACAGCAGAGCTTCAATCGTTCACTAAGCGCTGAGGAGAAGAACATAGTAGAGTGCGTGAGCTCACCTAAGCTACACACGTTAAATGAGCAGGAGTTCAGAGAGCTCATAGCCCAAGCTGCTGTGATTAATTCTATTAAAGCTTTACCATCTGATATAGAAGTAACTCTATTACAGCAACTTACACAAAATACGTATCGCAGTACAAGTATTAAGGATTGGCAAAATGCATTCCTGTACAATGCTATAGGCAAAGACTTCGAAAGAGTAGAAGCTTTTAATCTTTTCAGCATAAGCTTTATGGCCGATGTGCTTAAGCGCTATGAGGAATACAAAGCTAAGGTATGGAGAGAGCTTAACAAGGCGCTTGTATTACCGGAAGCTGAGATAAAACACATAGAGCCTACGGATCCTGTAAATGTTTTGTACGCTGACGTAGATAGATGGAATCAGCGTAAAGAGATATGGGTAGAAATATCTGCACCTTACAACTGCCAGCGTCTATTTAAGAGTGGCATCTATAAAAAATCTATGTGGGCACCCGAAGTATGGGCAAGATTTGAAGATATTGCAAAGCAAAAGGTAGAGGGTAAATTTAAGGCATCTAATAAAGTTATCTTAGGCGAATCTGCACAAGCTGAATTTGATGGCTTGCAAAAGATTGAGCTGAGCAGATTAATTTACATAGACATTATTAAACAAATTAACAAAGAGAAAGAATGATACCATTTCACAAATCAATTAAGTGCTATAGATTATTCTACGGCTATAAGCAGGAGTACATAGCCTTCAAGTTAGGCATAGAGCAAAGTAACTACTGCCTGAGAGAAAATGGAATTAGCAACTGGAAAGACCATGAGATAGAAATACTTAAAGAGCTATTTAAGATAGAGATTCGGGAGGAGAAACTATGAATCATGGATCTTTATTTAGTGGAATAGGTGGCTTTGATTTAGCTGCCGAATGGATGGGATGGAACAACACGTTTCATTGTGAGTGGATGCCATTTCCTCGCAAAGTTTTAAATCATTATTGGCCTAATTCTATAAGTTATGAAGATATCACAAAGACAGATTTCACTATTCACCGAGGATCAATTGATATCCTTACCGGTGGATTTCCATGCCAACCATACTCAAGCGCAGGTAAGCGACTTGGGAAAGAGGACCAGCGACATCTCTGGCCGCACATGCTCAGAGTCATTTCAGAGATTAAGCCAACCTACGTTGTGGGCGAAAATGTTCGTGGACTTACTAATTGGAACGGGGGAGTGGTGTTCGAGGAAGTGTGCACTGACTTGGAAAATCAAGGGTACACCGTACAACCGATACTATTGCCAGCTTGTGCCGTTGGCGCACCGCACAGAAGAGATAGAATATGGTTTGTGGCCTACTCCAAGGGCGCAAGAGCCAGGGAAAACATCGGAGGGTTACGGAGCGAGTTTGAACGATGTAATACAAGGAAGGAAGATGCAGCATTTATTACCAACTCCAATAACTTCGGGAGAAGAGAGTTATGCATCAAGACTGAAGAGACATGGTCATGTAAAAGCCATAAGCCATCTACAAGCTTACTTGGAATATCAGATGCTACCAACTCCCAACGCGATGGAGGGAGAAAAGATAACAGGATTAGAGAATCAAGATTCAATAACCAAAATAGTAAGAGAAATGACTGGCAAAACTTCCCAACTCAATCCCCAATTTGTGGCGGAAATGATGGGCTTTCCATCGAACTGGACGGAATTACCTTTTCTAAATGGAGAAACGAAAGTATAAAGGGTTATGGAAATGCAATCGTTCCACAGGTAGCTTATGAAATATTCAAGGTAATTGCTGAAATGGATGCAAGAGAAAAGGCACAGCTTAAACTATTTTAGCAATTTCTTCCACTAACAAGTAGGTGTTAGTAACTAACTTAAGAAGCTCAGCACTACGCTGGGCTTTTTTATTAACCTTTACTTATGAATCTATTTAGAAAGAAAAAGGAGCCAATAGATTTAAATGCCAAGCTGTTACCTGAGCTGTGCAGCTGCACAATTATACAGTGGAATTACTCAGAAGATATAGGCTTAGAGTCTACTTATGCAGAGGACATTCCATTTATGTTTGATGCGCGACAATGCGTAGGCATCCAAGCAGAAGTAGAATTTAGAAAGGATGGTACATACTACGTAGGAGAGCGCACCTTAGCGCTGATGCAGGGGATAGATAATGCAATAGTAATAGATGTGCCTTACAACGAATTTAAAAAGCATTTTCAGGAGTTAAAATCTAACATAATCACAAATGATTACATCATATCGCGAGGGTAGAAATGTCATAATCACTACTTGCAAGAGTGGAGATAAATTCTTAATGATGAGCGACCTGCACTGGGATAATCCCCATTGTGATAGAAAGCTCCTCAAGGCTCACTTAGATAAGTGCTTAGCTGAAAACATTAGCTTTGCTGTTAATGGAGATTTATTCTGCTGTATGCAGGGCAAGTATGATCCGCGTAGAAGTAAGCAAGACATCTTACCGGAGCACAACGTAGCTAACTACTTAGATGCGCTTGTGAACACTGCAATAGATTGGTTTAAGCCATACGCTCATTTAATGGTATTCGTGGGCTATGGTAATCATGAGACTGCAATAATTAAGAACTGTGAGACTGATTTAATAGAGCGCTTTGTTAGTGGCCTTAACCGAGAAGCTAACTCTAATGTTTTAGTAGGCGGATATGGTGGGTGGTGGATTCATAGAGTAATGAAAAACGAGAAGAGCGCGATGGTGTTTAAAACTAAATACTACCATGGATCAGGAGGAGGCGGAGTAGTTACAAAGGGAGTAATTCAAAACAACCGTATGGGTGTAATGATAGATGGAGCTGACTGCATTTGGGCAGGTCATGTGCATGAATTATACCATCACTCAGATATGGTAGAGGAGTTATGCTATGCTGCAAATGGTGGCTATAGAATCAATATGAGATATGTGCATCACATTCGTACAGCAAGTTATAAAGAGGAATATGATGAAGGCTTTATGGGCTTTCACGTAGAGCGCATGAGACCTCCTAAACCTTTGGGCGCTTATCTATTGCAGTTAGATTTAGAAAGAATAACTAAACCCGTTGACACTACATTAGTAATACCTACTTTTGTACAATGGAGAGACAAATAAACTACAATTTTAAGCCTCTTTCGAGGCAAAGCGAGGCACTTAAATTCTTATCAGCAGATTCACAAGTAGAAACTATACTTTACGGAGGAGCTGCAGGCGGTGGCAAGACTATGTTAGGCTGCATGTGGCAGATATTACGTAGGCTAAAATACCCAGGTACACGCTCACTAATAGGCAGAGCTAAGTTAGATACTCTTAAAAAGACTACCATGAATACATTTTTTCAGGTAGCAGCTGATATAGGCTTAAGAGCAGGGGAGGATTACAGCTATAATCAGCAATCTCACATTATTAAGTTTAGCAATGGATCAGAAATTATCTTAGCCGACTTGCAATTTTACCCCTCAGATCCACATTACCAGGATCTTGGGGGATTAGAGCTCACTGATGTATTTTTAGATGAAGCTACTGAGATTAGTGAGAAGGCTTATAGTGTAGTCTGCTCACGTATTAGGTATAAGCTTAATGAGTTTGGACTTAAGCCAAAGATATTACTCACGTGCAATCCTTCGAAGGGATGGATCTATAATCAATTCTACTTACCATACAAGAATCAGAATCTTCCTAAGCATCTTGCATTTGTGCAGGCTCTACCTGGGGACAATTTGTACCTACCTGAAGCCTACGTTACAAGCCTTAGCCGATTACCCGAAGCAGATAGAAAGCGATTACTTGAGGGAGATTGGGAATTTGACAATAGCAGTGATAGACTTTATCTTTATGATGAGCTGATGCGCTGCTTTAGAGAGCCTATGAATGTAGGTGAGGGATACATCACAGCAGATATAGCGCGATTAGGTAAAGATAGAACAGTGCTTTGTGTATGGAAAGGATTGAGCTGCATTGATATAGTAGTGCTTAGACAAAAGCGCCAAGATGAAGTTAAGGCAGAGATACAGCGCTTAATGAATCAATATTCAGTTAGGCTATCTAATGTGCTTGCCGATGCTGATGGGGTAGGCGGTGGCTTGGTAGACAGTTTACGCTGCAGAGAATTTATGAATGGCAGTAAAGCTGTGAGAGGAACGCAATACATGAATCTAAAAGCAGACTGCTACTTTAGATTAGGCGAGTTAATTGATAAGAATGAGATTACCTTTCCTATCAAATGGCAGGAAGATATCTGCAAAGAGCTTGAGCTTATTAGAAGAGTAGATCCTGATAAGGAAGGTAAGCTAAGAGTAACATCAAAAGATACTATCAGCCAGCGCACCGGAGGGATTAGCCCCGATATAGCAGACGCTATAATGATGCGAGCTTATTTTGAGCTGAATAGAAACTACACTAAGTATGCATTTATTTAGTAGAAAATAATCTACAGAATGAGCCTTATAGTGGAAAATAATCTACACTAATTCGGAAAATACCCGAATTAACTGCATGAATTTTTCTAAAAATTATACGCAAAAGGGTACATATTATAGTAAGATTATCAGGATGAACCTGATGTAATTGATATAAACAAAATAGCCCTACACGTTTGTAGAGCTATCCTGTAATCAAATAATCAATATAAGCCTAAACCAAAAGGCTGAAATGGATAGCCAAATATATCACACTTAATACTATGTGCATAAGTATGTGAATAAGATGTTGAAAGCAGATAAGTTAATACACTAATTTTGAACCATGAAGAACGAAGAGGCACTAATCCAAGAGGCTGTTATTAACTA